CCAGACCGACATGTCAAACACCCAGTACCAGCGGGCCGTCGGTGATCTCAAGGCCGCCGGCCTTAACCCGATGCTGGCTTACTCACAGGGCGGGGCCGGCACACCGTCCGGCGGAGCCGCCTCCGCCTCCGGCGGGGGTGCCTCGACGGCGTCCGCCGGGTCCCCCTCCGTCTCCGGTGCCTCGGGTCCCGGTGCATCCGGACCAGTTGCCTCTCTTCAGAACATCCTCGGCGGTCTGGGAAGCACTGCTAGCACGATTGCTGATGTCGACGTAAAAACCGCCCAGAAAGGGCTCATCGATGCCCAGACCCAGGAGGTCATGTCCAAGGTCCCGATGAACCAGAACTCCGCTTCCCGTACCAAGGCCGAGACCGACTACCTCGTGCGCAGCATGGACGACCGTGTGGACACCGCCCGCTCGGATCGCGCGTTCGCCGCCAATCACTACGTCCGCGAAAGCTTCGCCGCCGACGTCGAACAGGTCAAAACCCAGCTCATCAAGCAGCAGATCACCCAGACTGAGGCCCAGACCCAGTACACCCGCATCCTCTCCAAACTGAACCTCACCAACAACCAGCTCAAGGAGCTGGAACTGCCCCACGCCCGCAATCAGGCGAACTACGAATCGTCGCCCATGGGTTCCACCATGCCCTTTCTCGAAGGGGCCGGAAATGCCATCGGCTCGGTTACCGGCTCGGCCTTCGGCCTTAAACGTCTCGGAGGACTCTTCAAATGACTTTCCTGCGCAATGCCTACAACTACGACACCAACGCCGCGTCGCTCGACTCGGCGCTCTACTGCTACGACCCTACCCGCACGGATCAATCCTTCGCGGAAGAGGTCGACATCAACACCATCATCAGGAACTTCGGTCTGAATGGAACACTCCCTGAAAACCTCACCATGCCCCGCGACGGGGACTTCTCCGACTCGCTGGACTACCAGCAGTCGCTCAACCTCATCATCCTGGCCAATCGCTCCTTCATGGAGCTCCCTGCCGACGTGCGCTCACGCTTCGGCAACAACGCGGAAAACTTCGTTACCTTCGCGTCTGATCCCAAAAATCTCGACGAATGTCGAAAACTCGGTCTCGCGGACCCTGTAAAGCTCCCAGTGCCTCCGCTTGAGGTCCGCATAGCCGTAGACCCTACCCAGGTCAAGGAAGCCGTCAAAGGGCTTCCTAACGCTCCCCAGAGCACCTCTGGTCTCTAAAACTCCCTGCGGGATTTCCGTTCGATGCATCGAACGGACTTCCCGTAGGAATATCGTGCAAAAAAACATCAAAATAATTAACACAAATACACGATCTGTGGTATGATTACTCATCAACACAAACGCCACCAGAAACATCATCGGCATTATCTATACTTGATGTGATAATGCCAACTCGCCCCAGCGAGTAAAAAACAGGAGGGAAAATGTCTGAACAATCGTCTAAAGTCAGTTGGGAACCTCGGTTCACGCTCGAAGAATTCGCGTTACTCCAACGCAAGGACTACCTGATCCGGGTCCAGTGGATCCGGGACAACTACGGGTCGTCACAAGGCCGGATGAGAATCCGCTCGTTAATCGACACAATCAGGGAACTCGATCATGAGGCCGCTCAATCGTCAGGTAGTGAACAAAAAAAGGTCAGCCCATAAATTCCGCAAACAGTCATCGCGGACCAAAGGCGCAAACCTCAAGGGCGTCATGAGGGGCGGTATCCGCCTATGACATGGCGTGCTTCTCTCCCCGTACCATCTACCAGTACGAGGATGGGTCAACAGCGTTTGTAGAACGCTCCGGGGTATACCGCACGTTCACCATCCCGTGCGGCGGGTGTATCGGCTGCCGTCTTGACAGGGCTCAGGACTGGTCTACCCGGTGCATCCATGAGTCGATGATGCACAAACAGAACGACTTCATCACTCTTACGTATGCCCCCGAAAACCTGCCATACAGAGGACAACTAAACGTCAAGGACTGGGAACTCTTCATCAAGAATGTCCGAAAGCATCTCGGACCCGGAATCCGCTTCTTTATGTGCGGTGAATACGGCGAAAAAATGGATCGTCCTCATTACCACGCCATCATCTTTGGACACCAGTTCACTGAAAGGAAACTATGGAAAGACAACGGAACCAACGGGAAGCTATACAGGAGTGTCCAGCTAGAGCGTTTCTGGCCGCATGGTCACGCCTCGGCGGGTTCAGTGACGAAGCAATCGTGTGGATACGTTGCCCGCTATGTAATGAAAAAGGTTGGTGGACAGCTTGCGCAGAACCACTACCAGCGGACGGACCCGGAGACCGGCGAACTCTATCAGCTCATTCCGGAATTCTCCCGTCAGTCACGGATGCCCGGTATCGGTGCGTCGTGGTTTGAAAAATTCGGCTATCAGGTATTCGACCGTGACTACGTCATCGTCAAGGGACAAAAGGTCAAGCCACCGCGCTATTACGAAAAGCTTCACGACCGGATGCTCGACCCGGTAACACTCGAACAGACCAAAGGCAAACGCGACCAGAAATCGCATACCCCCGAGGTCTTCAATGACAACACTGACGAACGCCTCAAGGTCAAGGAGACCGTTAAAAAGGCCGCCGTCAAATTCCTTAAAAAGGGTTTATGAAATGGCTATTTGGACTGTCCTTTCTGTACGTGATCGTGCCATCGATACGTTTGGTCTTCCTATCTTTGTCGTCGCTGCTGGTGCTGGTCTCCGTAGCTTTATTGATGAATGCGTTCGGGCCGGTTCTACTTTCGCACTTCACCCAGAAGACTATGACCTTTACCGACTCGGCACCTTCAACGACCAGAACGGTATGTTCACCTCGGAACCGCCGGAGATGATCATGTCCGGCAAAACCGCTGCACAAACAACAAGAACGGAGTAACCATGTTTCGCAATCAGAGTGTCAATGTTCACCAGTTCGCCATGGTGCCGCGCGCCGATATCCCGCGCTCATCGTTCCGGATGGAAACCACGCACAAGACTACTTTCGATTCAGGCTGGCTCGTGCCCGTATTCGTCGACGAGGTGCTACCCGGCGACTCGTTCTCACTCGGTATGACTGCCTTCGCGCGGCTTGCCACGCCGCTCTTTCCCATGATGGATAACCTCCACATGGACAGCTTCTTCTTCTTCGTGCCCTATCGCCTGCTCTGGACCAACTGGAAACGCTTCATGGGCGAACAGGACAACCCCGGTGATTCAACCTCCTATGTGATGCCTCAACAGGTCTCCCCGGCAGGCGGCTATGCACCTCTCACCCTGCAAGACTATCTGGGCCTACCCACTGTCGGGCAAGTCTCCCCTACAGGGACCATATCTCACTCCGCAATGCCTCTCCGGGCGTACAACCTTATTTATAACGAATGGTTTCGTGACGAAAACCTCGTGGATTCCATTCCAGTCGATAAAGGTGACGGCCCGGATGATCCTACGCAATACGTCCTGAAACGCCGCGGCAAGCGCCATGACTATTTCACTTCGGCCCTTCCCTGGCCGCAGAAGGGACCCTCGGTTCAGTTACCGCTCGGAAGCCAGGCACCGGTAAGGACTAATACGGAGCCGTTTAACTGGGTCACGTCAAGTGATCCGAACAATGTCAAGGCGATTCAGTCGTCTGCGGATTCGAATAATGTGGTGTACGCGGGTACCGCGTTTGGCGGTAATTTCAGTTGGGGTAACGAGACCGGTCTATATACCGATCTCTCACAGGCTACGGCCGCAACGATTAACCAGCTCCGTCAATCTTTCCAGATTCAAAAACTCCTCGAGCGCGACGCCCGTGGCGGTACGCGCTATACAGAGATCGTCCGATCTCACTTCGGCGTCATGTCTCCTGACGCCAGACTTCAACGCCCCGAGTATCTCGGCGGCGGCTCTACTCCTGTTTCTATCAATCCTATTGCTCAAACTTCCGCAACTCTTTCCAATGCGGATCAAACCAATACTTCAACACCTCAGGGCAATCTCGCTGCCATGGGTACAGCCGTCTCTTCTGGACACGGCTTTTCTCAATCATTTACAGAGCACGGCATCCTGCTCGGGCTCGTCTCAGTTCGTGCGGATCTGACCTATCAACAAGGCTTACGCCGCTTCTGGTCAAGGTCTTCCCGCTACGACTTCTACTTCCCTGCTTTCGCCATGCTTGGCGAGCAGACCATTCTTAACAAGGAAATCTACGCAACCGGTGACCCGGTAACGGACAACGCCGTCTTCGGCTATCAGGAACGCTGGGCTGAATACAGGTACCACCCATCGCGCATCACAGGTCTCTTCCGCTCCACAACGTCAGGGACCCTCGACGGATGGCACCTCGCCCAACACTTCGGCAATACACCTACTCTCAACGAGACGTTCATCAACGACACACCGCCTATCGACCGCGTCGTCGCCGTTGGCGACGCCGCGAACGGTCAGCAGTTCATCTTTGACTCGTTCTTCTCGGTAAAGGCCGCAAGGCCTATGCCGCTCTACTCCGTCCCCGGCCTTATCGACCACTTCTGAGGCCCATCATGCTCGGTATTATCGGTGGACTACTCGGCGGCGCCATGTCGGCTTTCGGCGCCAGTCAGACCAACAAGGCCAATGCAGCCCAGGCCGAACTCGGGAGAGACTTCAATGCAGAGGAGGCAGGCAAGGCCCGTGACTTTAACGCTGATCAGGCTGGAATTGCTCGTGACTGGGACGCCTCACAGGCCCAGATCGGTCGTGATTTCAACGCGGGGCAGGCACAACAGGGCCGCGATTTCGCCCAGTCAATGTTCAACCAGTCGTCCGAATTCAATTCCGCC